AATTGAGAGTATTCCTGATGAAATATCTCAAGAATGCCAACCTATCCTGATGGGTTTAATAGGCGTTTACTTTTATCAAAAATTCAAAAGAACCAACGAGTTTGATTTAGGAATAAGTCCTAAGAAAATAGAAAATATTTTTAAAGATTTAACTGAAGTTCATAATTTTAAAATATCACCTTGCACAATAAACAGAAGTTTGAATATAATAGAATCTATCTATCCTGATGAAAAAGGACTAATTGAGTTTTATAAATTAACAAACAGATTTCCGTTTAACATTAAAACAAAGGAATAAAAATGTCTTGTGTTCTTAAATGCGATTTATGTGGGATGATTGAGTATGACGTAGAAATCAAAGAGTATGTTGATGAACAAATAAAAGATGGATTATTGAGAGACTGGAATCTGTCTAAACCTATTGAACATTTGTGTGAAGACTGCGTAAAAAGGATAAATGAGAATTTTGAAGAACCAGTGCTGTTTGTTTCTAAAAATCATATCAGACTAACTTATTACGGAAAGGAGAGCAATAAATGAAAGTAAATAAAGTATATATCGACAAAACAGACGGAACAAGTTTTCAATTTAAAGCCAATTATAAAAACAATTTATCAGTTAATTTCGACAACGAAATATTTGAAGTTATTTCGATTAACAAACAATCAAAAGAAATAAATAAACTGTTTATCTCTAAAACAAAATTCATTGAAAAATTAAAAATATTTATAAACTAAAAAGGATTTACTATGAAAGAACCAACAGTGAATGATATTATAGAAACAGTTAAGAATTGGAAGCTTGAGCTTGGTTCTGAAGACAGACTATCAATTAAACTCAAATACCTTGAGATGCTTGTAAATGAAATAGGACAGTTAAAAATTATCATAGGAACATATAAAAAAATGCTTAATTCAGAAAAAAAAGAAAGAGAAAATCTTTTAGGCAAACTCTTAGAATCGGAGAAAAACTTGTTTGAAAGCAAATTAAATATTAAAGGATAAAGATGGTTTATTGTGGCATCGACCCAGGGGCCAAGGGTAGTTTATGTATAATTAACAGAAAAGGAAAAACATTTCCTTTCCCTTTTAAAAAAGAAATGTACATAAAAGCATTAAATGATTTAATTGAACTATACACAAAAGACAACATTATTGTAGGGCTTGAATTAGTGCATTCTATGAAAGGAAACGGTGTTCGTAGTATGTTTACATTCGGAGAGAATTTTGGATGGATACAGGGCGTTTTAGACACATTAGAATTGAAATATGAATTGATACGTCCACAGGAATGGAAAAAACATTTCGAACTGATTGGTTCTGATAAAAAACAATCCTGTGTTAAAGCTCTTGAATTAGAACCAACGCTTCAGTGCAAAGGCAAAAGAGGTGGATTACAGGATGGAATATGTGATGCTTATCTTGTAGCAAGGTATTTAAAGGATAAATATGAAAAAGAACATAGTTGAAATTGAATTTAGTGACTTTATGATTTTAATTATTTTTTTACTGCTAGCATCATCAATAATATTCTTTTTCATAGGAATGACATTTGGATATTCTGGAAAATATGAAAAAGGATATTTAAGAGGATATAAGCAATGTATAACAGAATTCAATATAACAGGATCATACGATGGAATTAAGAGATTATCAAAAGAAGGTAATTAAGAGAACCAAAGAGTTTATTGGTTCTGATGAAAAAGAATTAGTTGTCGAGCTTTTTACAGGATTAGGAAAAACGTTCCTTATTCCTCATATCGCTAAAGAGCTTGTTGGCTCTGGCTATCAAGTGTTTATTATCAGCGATATCTCTCAACTTATCAATCAGTTAAAAGAACATTTTGAAAATTCATCGTTAGAGGTGTCTATCTTAAACGATAACGAACGAACTGGTAAAAATAGTCCTATCATACTATCAACAGATCAAACACTCTATAACAGGCTTAAAAACAATAAATTAGAACCAACAGGTAAGATAGCATTAATAGCAGATGAGTATCATAAGAGAATTGAAGGTGACAGGTTTAAACTGATTCTTAATAAATTAGAGCCAACGAAGAAGATAGGTTTAACAGCTACACCTTTTGATTTTAATGGTATTAAAATGTTTGACAATACATTCTGTCCTATATCTCAAAGGGAAGCTGAAGAAAAAGGATATTTGTCACCTATTAAGTATTATATTCCAAGAATTGTTACAACAATGGATTTTGAAAAGATTGATAAAGGTGTAGCAGACTATAGTGCAGAGGATATTAGAAAACTGTATTCTGATAAACAGTTTAAAGAATGGTTTGTTAAGTTTGCCAAGTCGTTGGTTCTGAATAAAAGGCAAACATTGGTATTTACTTCCAATATTGCTATGGCAGAGGAATATTGTTCTCTTATTAAGAAAATAGAACCAACAGTAGAGGCGGTTCACTCTAAACAGGACAAAGACAAGAACCAACAGGTGATTGATGGTTTTAAGAGAGGAGATATTAAGACATTAATTTCCGTTACAAGTTTGACAATAGGGTTTGATGCACCTAATGTTGATACTATTATTAATCTCAGACCTACTAAATCGTTTCCTTTGTTTTTTCAGATGGTGGGCAGAGGTTCAAGAATATACGAAAGTAAAGAATTTACAGAGTTTTATGATATTACAGACTGTCTGATTAGGATGGGAATACCTGAAGACTTTGTTCCATTTAAGAACAAAAAAGAGTTCAAGAAACACAAACTTCAGCAGACTATGGTTGAACAGTTAATCAATAGAACCAACGAAGAGGTTGTAGAGATAACGAGAGAAAAAATTGAAGAATTTGAAGTTTATCTTGAAGAGCTTGAAAAGAATTCATTGCATCTATTGACTGTTGATGAATTAAGAGATTTATTCAATGCTACATATAACGTAAGGTTGTTGGTTCTGATAGCAAATGAGTATCATAGAAGGAAATATGGTTGGATGCTTAGAACCAAGACAATAGAGTGGATCATAAAGAATATGGAAGATGTATTAGAGAAACTTTCTGTATACAACAAAGAAGCATCTACTATTAAGGCTTATAAGACAAGAATAAGGAATGTGTTAAACAATGGAAAGAAACTAGCTAGTATTGGATATTTTCCTGACTACTGGTACAAAGAAACAATAAATAAATATGGATTTGTAGAGAATTGGTAAAAAAGGAAAAAAAGTGGTTAAATTTGTAAGACTGATAATAGATAAGAACAATAAAAGATCAGACAAAAAGAATATGGTAATGCTATCAATTTGTAGCTGTGAAGAAGAAAAACAGGAAGAGTTTGTAAATGATATGTTTGAGTGCGATATGAAAAAAGTAGAAGATATAAAACAAATACAGGAAGTTATTAAAAACAAGAATGGTTATAACATTTATACAGATAAATACATTTTTGTGTTAAATGAAGTAGGTGCTCTTGAAAAATCAGGATCTACTTATATGTTCAGATGGAATTAGAACCAACAACGCAGTATTTGTATGCGCTGGTTCTTAAACCAAAAGCATTTACGTTTATTTAACCCAGTTTGTTTGTCAAACTGGTTTATAAATATTTAGATGTTCATTTTTTGAACTACAGCTTAGTGGTTCAATTTTTGAACATCTATTAGTAGTTCATTTTTTGAACATCTGATGTTCAATTTTTGAACATCTACTGAGTGTAAATAACTCAACTTGACAAGTATATGATAAATTCAGTATAATATTCGTATAAAATAAGGAGTGTTTATGGAAACTAAAAAAAAGAAAACTGGCAGAAGAAAAGCTATGACTTTGTTGCTTGATAAAGACACCATAGCGATGCTTGAAGATTATTCTGAAATGAAACTTGGTTCTATAAACTACTCACAAGCCGTTAGGGCAATCGTAAGGGAATATTATGAAAGAAACAAGAGAACAGAACTACAAACCTTCAAAAAATGAAATCAAATCAGGAGACTGGATAGTAACTGAATATTTAAAATGGTTATATCAAAAAAGAGGAATAAGTGATTTAAAACCAAAAGAATTATTTGTGATAATGCTGATTCTTGAATCTTCTTTTAGATACGGTTGTAAATATGCTTATTTAAGTTATGATGATTTTGGTTTTAGTAAAGCTACTCTTTCAAATATTTTAAAATCTCTTGAAGAAAGAGAAGTAATAAAAAAAGAAAATTCATACGAAAAAGAATCTCACTTAAAAAGAAAAAACAAATATACATTATTATATCCAGAATATTTAAAATTTAAATTTTATTGCAAAAAACAGCAAAAAGAATTAGGAAAAATAAATAAAGAAGAAATATTAAAAGATATAGAATTTTAAAGGATTGAGAAATGAAATACACAAAAGAGAATTATGAATATCTTTTGTCTTTAATCGAGGAACATAATCTCTACACTTACAAAGAGTTGGCTCTAAAGTATAACGAACTGACTGGCTCAAAGGAATCTGAAGAGACTCTAAGAGGTATGATGAATCACTTTAATTTTTCTATGAGGAAATATAGAACCAACAAGGTTCTTGAGTTAAGAGAAATAGGATTAACGAACCAACAGATAGCAGACATAGTAGGGCTTAACAAAGAAGCTGTATCAAGGATAGGCTGCACTCTTGGTTCTAAAAAGTTTAGAAGAAGAAAAAAAGGATTTTGGAAACAGACACAGTTTAAAAGAAGGCTGATTAAAGAGCTTGAAAATAACAATTACAACCTTAACGCAGTAGGAAGAAGTGTAGGAATAAAGTTCTCAAGGCTTAAGGAAATACTTAAGTATCACAACCTTTACGATATGTGGAAAGAGAATGCTACCTTCAGGGATGGTTCTAAAACCAGAAAATGCATTGAATATTATAAACAATACCCTAAAGCCAGTCCTTATAGGATATGTGAGCTTGTAGGATGTGATTATAAAGTAGCTTGGAAAGCAAAGAAAAGATTTGAAAAGGAAATGGAAGATGAATAATTTGATATTTGCATTAATAGGTGGGTTAGCTACGGCATTTAACTTTTTGATTATCATTCACAAAATAAGAAAAAAGTTTATTTTTAACGCTTTAATAGATATTGTAGCTTTTGTTCTTATTGTGTATTTAACCTCATCCACATTAACTGGAATGGTTATAGGAATGATAGCATCTATGCTAATAAGCATATATTTAATATTTAATCCAGTAGAAGAACCAAAAGGATTTAAAAATGTTTGAAGCAATATTAACTTTTATATTATTGTCATGGATTTTTGTAGAATTAGTTAAATATTGGATAAGAACAAAATGTGTAGATAATAAAAAAGAACCAGAAGACAGGTGGTTCTTTTAATGTTTAAAAGTTAAAGGATTGACATCTACAGGAAATAACAGTCGCCATAGAGAATGCCCGTATAAGCTGAACTCATCACTCATTCCATATTGATATGGTAAGGAATAAGGATTTAACGAGTTCATATAATAATAAGTGTCATCGTTTAATTTTGCAAAGTTTTTATCTTTATACCATTCATCTGATTTATTCTGCCCATTTAAAGCATAAGATCCATAGATAGAGGCATAAAATAGAGCATTAACCATCATAAATCTTGTTCTGTGTTGGTTCGTAGCTGAATAAACGATTTTAGGATAGTTCATAACCCATTTAGTATAAGGGCTCACAAAATCAAAATATCCCACTATTTGAGGCAAGTTGGTTCCGTAGTTAGGGAAACTCATAATTGTTTTTTGTAGAGCCAGTTCTTTGCTTAATCCGTTTTCAAGTCCATCATAGAACAATGCCAACTTAGGATAAAGTTCTGTTTTATCAAAAATTGAACCAAGTTTGTTTCCTACTTTTGAATCAGGTAACGCCCACCAGTTTTTAATAAACTGATAAGCTTTTTCATCTTTCATAAGAGGTCTTATTGTTTTTGTAAATTCGTTTTCCTGATAAGATTTAACAAGATAAGCATCTTCTCTTATTGTAGTGTAAATGCCGTTTTCTATAGCATAATGAACCTTATTGTCTTCTATTTGTTTTTTGATTTGTTTGGCTTTTTCAAAGTCACCTTTTATGTAGTAATCTAAATATTTGTCAAGAAGATTTTTATATTCTTCAATGTCTTTTCTTATATTATTAATGTGTTCATATATCTTCCTTGGTTCATTAGCGTTTGTGACATATAACAAATAAGAGCTTACAGCACTGTTTATATATGAAGCAAGGTTATATGTCAGAACCACGCCTCTGAGAGCTTTTAAGGCACCCACAAGAGGTCTTATTACGTTTGCATTAATAAAGTATGATAATTGTTTGTCTCTTAACTTGAGAGAAGCTAAATTGATTCCTTTTGTTCCTTTAAACTGGTGTTCGAATCTTCTTTGAACATAATATTTTCCATAGTCCTTTAGTCTTACTTCAACATATTTTTCCTGTTCTGTTGGTTCTAATTTTGCATAATCCTCTTTAGTTAAAAAGACTTTCTCTTTTAAAAGTATTTGCAGTTCCTGTGCTCTTGCTTTTTTAGCAACTCTTGAGTATTCCCTTAAATAAGCGTTTCTTGTAAACTGTCTGCTAAAAGATAAATCAATCATATTATTGTGGTTACCGAATAATTTAAATCTTGCTAATTCTTCAGAGTCCAACATATACTGAATTTTATATACGCCTTTCTTTCCTTGAACAGGTTTCACTCTCATGTTTTTTGTGAGGTTGATATATGTTTTGTATTTTCCTTTTCCAGTATAGTATCTGTATATTTTTTTGCCGTTGATATATTTTGTTTCTCTTTTAAAAGTTCCAAGAACTGGTGCTTCATATACGCCTGTCACATTTCCTTTAGGGCTAAACTCTGCAATTATGCTTTCCTGAGAACCAATAACAGCCTTTGGATCATCAACAGCAACAATATACATATAAGAGGTTTTTCCTTTTGAATCTTTGTTTGCTATGGTTCTGAGAATGGTATATTGTTTTCCTTTTGGTTTTTTAGTTATTATCCATATCTTTCTGTCGTATCTCATAAAAGACATTTCAGGATTAGCGTTAAATTGTTGATTGTAAAGCCCGTGTCTTTAGAAATCTTTTCTTGAGTATTCCAGTATTCAGCAAATTTTTTAACAGTTTCTGGTTTTTTAATAAGTAAATTTTCTATTGTTTTATTGAATGAACCTGTATTGTTTTTAATGTAATTAGTAAATCTTCTTTTTGCTATTTCAACATCTATTATTTCATTTAAGATATCTTTGTATCCTGAAGCAAAAAGCTCTCTGGCTTTTATGATACCTTCTTCAAAACCAACGTCTTTGTAAACGATTGATTTGATTTTGTTCATTATTACTTCAGAGTTGGCAATGTTCTTTTTAGCTTTGATATTTTTAAAATCTACAATATCTCTTATTCCTTTATTGATAACATCTCTTATTTTTAAGAGAGCTTCATTAGATAGATATATATCTGATTTTTTAAACTCAT